ACATTACTATGCTCAAAAAATGCTGGCATCCGTGCAGACTTAGTAGCAGAAAGCTGTGGTGCTTTACCCTGATACATTAAGTTGTCACTAGAATCCAGCCAAAATTTTTTATCCAAATATTTATCGGATGCACCTACCTTAAGTGGTTGCATCACCCAGTTAATCGTGGCCAAGCGGAGCTTATCAAGACTAGGACTGATATCAAGCCCCAGCTCCCTACAAACAATACTATTGGTAGCAACGTGAATTTGTTCATCTCTAGAAATGTCTGCACTTACTGTTCGCATTCCAGCGTCACCATTAAAGCGAAAGAATGGTAGAAGAACGAAGAAAATTGCACGTTCGGCCACCATTGCTTTGGTAATAGTGTGATCAGGATGCGAGACCCAAGCATCACGTAACCGTAACGCTTCTGCTTCAGATGTTTCATCCATCCCGTAAGCATTGGCGATGTAGCCAAGAGCCACGTCGTGGTTTTCTTCGTCCCTGACGTTGGATTCGAGTAGTTCCCGCGCCACGTCTGGAACTTCATTAGCCAGGGCATCACGGATAAAATCTCCCACAGGTAGTTCCATATGTCGTAATGCAAGGGCACGGTGTATTGCTTTCTCCGCTCCTTGCTTGCATGTACCAGCAGTTGTCTGCACTGGTGTCCATTTTCTTTTTCTGTTTAGTAGTTTTTCGTAAGGGTTCATTCTGCACAATCACATTGAGGTTCATTGGTTTCTCGTTCAGGTGCTAAGAGACTGCTCAAATAATCATCCACTTCATCTTCAGCAATAGCTGCATAAGCATTAGATTTATCTTGTACATCCCCCATCACTTGAAGCGAATAATATAAAGAGGTTTGTGGAGACCTAAGCCACTCTTCAATAAAGTCCTCATCCATGACAGCCAAATCCGACCACCAGTTATATGAGTACCCATGGAGAAGTCCACTGGTTTGGTAGAGACGCATGATGCCATCTGCTACACGTTTGTAATTTTCCCAGCCAACTTCTGATGCAATTTCTACATCTCCATAGTCATAAGTTTGAACACCAAAGGTGCCAGAATCACGGTCAACTGTTCTTGCAATAGGTGGGGCAATTTCAGGGCAGCATGTATATCCATCAGCATCCTGTGAGCGGTAGCTGCAAGACGCTGTAGGAGCAATAGCGAATGCTCGCTTCATTCCATACTCATGAGCAACTAAAGAAGCATCACGGATGCCATGAGCCATTTGTTGTGCAAGAGAATATGCAGCAGTGGCCTTTACTTCTCCTCCTGTGTATTGATCAAGTGCTCGTCCGAACTGTTCATAGGACACACCATACCTCCGCAAGAGGTTCGCAAGACCCAAGATTCCAAGTCCAACCTGTCGATCTGTGGTAGAAGAAAGGTATTCTCCAGTCTCTCCGACGCCTGTTTTTGAATGTAACTCACAAAGCTCTTGCATCCCTTCAACATAAGCACTAGGGATCTCTTCGAAGCTGCAGGCTCCAAGATTAATGTGCTCCAATAAGCACGTACCTCTTGAGGGCAAGTACACCTCAAGACATACATTTCCTCTGATTCGTTTAGTTCCTTCATAACGTACTTTATTCAGCCATACATCACCAGCTTTTATTCCTTGAAGGAGCTGGTATTTAACATCAGATGATGTTTCTTTCCACCACTCTTCAGTGATGTTTACACAACGCTTGACCCATGGGAGAACCTCACGAGGTGTAGTTATAAACTCCGATACATCTGCATGATTAAGATCTAGATGGAGGACGATTGCTCCGTTTTTATATTTGCCCCCACGTCGGAGAGTTTCGTTAAGAGCCGAATAGATTCGTCCAAATGATACAGGACCACTCGCAACGACGCCAGACTCTCGCGTGAAGCCTCGTGGGTCAAGTTGTGATAGGTGAATTGCAACTCCCGCGCCATTGCGGAGAGCGTGACTAGCGAATCTCCATGATGCTTCGATACCATCGGGTCCTTCCATTTCATTTGATACATTCATAACCGTGCACGACACGGGGAGACGGCCAGTGGGATCATCGATCCACGATTGGACACGTCCAGTTCTTGAAATTTTGTCAGCCATTGATCAAGTCATCCAAATAAGGTGGTTTATAATTAGGCCCTTTTAAAACCTTGCCATCGCTGCGGCGAATAGGTTTATTATCTAAGCCAAGTTTAGACATATTTGATTTATGAACACGATCTAAAGCTTCCTCTAAATCCCATTCCATGTTTGCGGCATGTTGAAAACAAACATACACAAGGTCTGCCAGTTCTTTCAACTCAGCAACATAACCTTCAGATGCATACGCTGTAATAAATTCATTGTATTCTTCAGCGATCAAATTCCGCTGCATCCCACGGTTCTTCTGTGCATTCTGGAAATTGTATGATGTGCGGAACTGCTCCGCTTGCGTAGTCAAGCTCATTTTGTAAGTAGTGGATTGCTTTTTTTAAATCATCGGTTTTGCTATCTTTATACCCTGCTCTAGTAATATATTTAATTGCACAACCAAGGTGATAATTTAATCCTTGGTCTCGTATAAAGTCCCACGGCTCCACGGAACCTCGGGTGTAGTAACTGGGTGATTCGGCCATTGTTTAATTAACTGTGAAACGTTGTTTGTGAGAATGAAGCATTGCTGCTGCAGAGCTAGAAATAAAGTTTGCATATCCTCCTTTGAGATCTTCTTCAGGCTGTCCTGGATTTGTCTCATCTTCAGATCCTGTTCCATCGTTAGTTCCAATACTGGCATTGGAGGGATCGAATAAGATTGGTTTTGTTCCGTCATAGTCATCTGATGTAAGTATTTTTGCTAGTCGTGCATTACGTAGAGCATCACCTTCAGTCAGACCTTTTGACTTGAACGCTTGCACCACAGAATTCCAAGTGTATCCATTTTCGGCAAAAAATTTTGAGCTAGTTTTTACACCGAATCCGGGTGCTCCACTATATCCATCGGTGCTGTCTCCGGCGAGAGTTTGTATAAGAAACCATTCCCAACCGCTCTGTTTGTCGATTGTGAACATTTCGTCCAAGTTATATAGTGATCCTGGTATTTGTTTCATGTCTTTATCGGGAGATACAATTACACAGTCATCATTCGATGTTGCATATACTCCCATTGAATCATCGGCCTCTAGCGAAGGGATGATTATCACTCGATAACTCTCATGTAGTTTGTGGATTACTCGTTTATATCCGCATGGTTTCTTTCGGTTACGGTGCCCTTTGTATGATGGGTCAACACTCTTGCGAAAGTTAATAGAATCAGAGAAGAACAGAATGACATCAGGATCAAAGAACTCTTGTTTAATACGATCGATGTCTCTAATAACTCCTGCATAAGCTTCACTAAATTTACTACCAACCATGATTACATCGTCTCCCCAATCAATATCGTATTCTGCTGCAGCACAGCATTTATAAACGATATAGTCAGCGTCTATTAATAATGAAGTCATCCTTGACCTCTACTCATTTTACGATCACCTTTTGGTTTAGATCGTTTACCTTGTCCCTGTGCTGATTTCTTACCAGGTTTCTGAATCTTCTGTTGTTTCTTTGCGTATAGCATTAATGTGTTAGTGGATAGGTTAGTCCCAGAAAGTCTCAAAACCTTCAGGGGTTAATGATGGATGCCATGAGATTGATAAGGTTTCTGGATGTACTGAAATACAACAAACACCCTCTGCAGTCTTTCCCTTAGGTGTATGAGAGTAATACGATAGTCCTCTAGACAAGTTACGTTGAGTCATAGACTTCACATCGCAGTCTATAGATTGACCATTGATTTTAATGATCAAGTCAACACTGCCAGTACAGGAGGAATTAGGAAACACTTCGGCACCACGTCTTAAAGCTTCTGTGATAACAATATGTTCCATAATGTCACCTACTCTACTTCTATTAGTGGACTTCTGACCAGTTGTTTCCTCGTTTTGATTCTGCTTCGATTTTGATTCTGAGGTTGTAGTACTCTCCAGACGCGATTGCGCTATATACCAAGGATGTTGATAAATCGGTAGCGTGATCTGGCCTGCACTCGAACTGCAATTCGTCATGTATAAATGCCAATTGATTGGCGCATAAATTTGTTTGTTTTACTGTTTGATCGTTAATTACCATCCACCGCTTAGCGATTACACCGGCTCCTGATTGGAGCAAATAGTTCAACGCTTTGTGTGGGCTATCCACCGCAATTTGTCTTCCATCGATAGATCGAATGGAGCCTTTCTCCGAAGTTTTCTTAATAGCTTCCAAGAGGTCTCCCAATCCTTCAACTGCTTCGATGTATGCAGCACGAATCTCTTTACCTTTTCGTTTAGCACTTGTAGAGGAGAGTTGTTTGTCATAGGAATGTCCAATCTTTTCATCGCCGGCACCGTAAAGAAACGCATACGTTACGGTTTTGACTAATTTCCTGGTGATTCCAATCTTGTCTGCATTGACCTGGTGTATGTCTCCATTGAGGAGGATGTCGGCGTATCTACCTTCATCCCACCTAGCGAGATAATGGCTAAGCATACGAAGCTCAATCCCAGACAAGTCAGCGCCCACCATGCATAAGCCTGGACTTGGGATAAAGAGTCTTCTAAATCTTTCGTCGCTTGGGACTTGGGAGAGGTTGGGGTTACGATGACTTGCTCTGTGTGTAGACGTTGCAACGCTGCAGTGATGATGTATCCGGTCATTCGTACATCGCTTCAGCCATGCGTTCACGCCTTCCGAGAGGAGCCCAAGCATTTTCGTTACCGTCAAACATCTCGCGAACTTCATAGAAATCGGAGACGCTATCTCGGTCAGAATAACTTCGTCTATAACTGGTTTCCCAGTAGCTGTCTTCTGGATCGGAATCCAGCCATAAAATGTTTGCAATATCCATGCAATATGATCTCGTGAAGTACAGTTTGTATCTTTTAATCTAGTGAAAGGAGATCCTTTGACGTATCCCTGAGTTCTGTTATCTCTTTTTGGAGTGAAATCTGCTCCTTTGACGAAAGGGTGTCGCCTGCGAAGTACCTCTTCAATATCGCAAAGTTCTTGCTTGAGAGCCGATGTAAGCGACCATGCAGCCCGCTCATCGAAATACCATCCATGAATCTCCTGTTGTGTAAGTAGTGTTTGTACCTGATGTTCTAATTTCACCCATTCAGGTATTTTTGGAAGTGACAAAATAGTTTGGTGGTAACGTGTACATCTTGGATGCAATAATCTTCCATTGATTGAGACCATTCTTTCCAATCAGTGTCTTTGCTGAATGAACCTTTAAATTCACCTAATCGATAACCGTAGGATTCAAGAGAGTGTCTGCCGTATAACTGCAACGGCATGTTTTTCCAGTTATGTCGCTTATCTAACTCCATCATGTTCGAGTGGTATAAACGTGATAGAAGTAAAGTATCAACGACAACCCCAGGAGATATAAACCAAGGGTAGATTTTGTGTATAACAGGAATATCGTACCCAATAACATTGTGGCCAAGGATACAATCAGCATCCGCCAATCGTTGTATCCCTCGTACAATAGGTTCTTCATTACCCTGGTCGTTATACGAGATAGTTTTCTTTGTATCAAAGTCATAAATAGCTAGACAATGAATGGTAGTAACATCAGCTAGTAGTCCGTTTGTTTCTAAGTCAAAGATGAGACTCACTTCTTGTTCCATACATAAGTCTTGTCTACAAATTTTGCACGCTTAATAGCTTCTTCAGTTGGTGGTGTAGGTTTACGTACCAGACGATTACCTGTAAAACCAATAGTTTCAGAAGTCAGTGGCAGGGTCGAATTCAGATTCAATTTCAGATTCCTCAAATTTACAGTTTTCTAAGTTATACGTAAGTGCACAAGCTACACCAGTCTCGCCTGAATAGCGATTTTTAAGGACTCTAACTGTCGTAACACCTCCAGCTTGGTCTGATTGTTGGTCGCGTTCAAGTCCAATGACCGAATCGCTGAGCTGAGCAATAGCAGCAGATCCTCGCAATTGTCCGAGCGTAACTCGTGCTCCTTCTTCATGATTTTTATCTCCAGTAGCTCGCCTCAAATGTGAGACAAGAAATAATGCAATACCTGTACGTTCAACTAATGACCTAAGCCTTGTCATTGTGCTATCAATCATCCGTCTTTCATCTCCATCTAATCCACTAAGGAGGATGGATAGGTGATCCAGAAAGATGATACGGCAGTCGAGACCTGATGCCAGGTACTCAATCCGATTATAAATAACATCAGGATCATAGGAGCCAAAACCATCAAACAGGTAAAGGTTCCAATTGACCAATGTATGATCGAATGCTTCGACAAGTTCATCACGAGTTGGTTCGCCTAGATGTAATGATTTACCTACTGCAGATGACATTAGTCCTAAAGCAGTACGACGGTTTGATTCTTCAAGTGCCAGGTAACCGACCCGTTCTCCTGTTTGTAATAGAGAAGTTGCAAGTTCCCTACAGAAGCTGGATTTTCCGATACCAGATCCTGCAGTGATCGTAACAAGCTCTCCGTACCGTATGCCGTGAAGCTTGTCTTGTAGTCCCTGAAAGGGGTAGTCATGATCGTTAGGTGGGTTAGGTGTAGTAACTAATTCAAGTAGTGATTTCCCTTCAACAATTCCATCAGGTCTATATGCTTTCTTTTCATAGAAAGCCTTATCAATAGCCGCTCTATCGTTTGCTTGCCATGCCTCTGAGAGGTCCTTGTAAGCCTCTATACGGGCTATGAATACCTTTCCAGGAGGTAACACACTTGCAGCAGCTTTTGCCGCGTCCTGACCAGGCTCATCATTATCGAACCATAGAATGATCGAATCGTATCCTTGAAGAAATTCAAAGTTCTTTTGAACTGCTTTCTTTGCTCCTGCTGCTCCTGATGGTAGTGAGACGACATCCCATGTTGGTAATAATTCTGCATACGTTGCAGCATCAAGCTCTCCTTCAGTAATGACGATTTGCTTACCGTGACCCTTCCATAAGTGTTGACCGAAGAAAGATCCGTCCGTCTCACCTTCGTAGGAGAAGCTTTTATTAGTTGTGCGAATCTTCGCGCCGATAGGTTGCCCATTTGAGTTGTGGTAGTAGAAACGTAGTAGATCTCCGTCCCTGTAGATTTTAAATCTTTCACAGGTTTTATCAGAGATATTTCTTTTATGCAGCCTTTGGGCTGATCCTTTATAACTCACGTTAGTGGTTGTCGATTGTGAATAATCTGAACCGTCTGGTGGTGTCCATGCATGACATACAAAACAATAAGTATGCCCATCTGTATAGACAGCTTGTCCATCAGATGAGCTGCAGTTGTTACATGGATCATGTCGAAGAAACTCAGACGAACCAGTCGATTGGTATGTTTGCAAAACTAGACCAAGGTATATTTAGTTTTTCGCACCATTGCGCGTATGTAGTTTTTGATTTCTTACTAATCTTATTGTATGGAGCCTGAAATACCATCCTTAGATCAATTTCTGGATGTTGCTGTTTGACGGCTTTAATCTTGCGACGATCCTCCGCTTCCCAGTACCCTTTGCACTCAAGATAAATACCATTAGGCAAAAGAAAGTCAGGAGTATAGTTATGTTGAATCTCATAGGGAACTTTTGTTGATTCATACTCATACTTAACCCCTAACTCAACCATAAGATCAGCTACCTTTTCTTCAAGGCCTGATCGGAAAGCCATTACCAAATACCAGGGATTAGCTGACCTGTGATGGCATAGGATCCAATTGCAGCGATGACACCAAGCATTGCAAGGCGTCCATTGAGCATCTCTGCACGCTCATTGTGTGATTCATTCATTTCCATAATCTCCATTGGTGGTTCTTTAGCAAATAGATTTTGACGATCTCCGTCTTCAGTAGTAACTGTCATCAGAAATCGTCTACCTCAGTATCAGTAGAGGGAACTACATTGGGCTCGGCGGCTTTATATCCTTTCGTGTTACCGAAAAGTTCCGCGACATCTTCGCTGCTGAGGTTCCCCGAGTCGGTTCCTGCAGCAGAGCTGAGAGACACAACTTGCACACCAACGAGTTTAAGCGAAGTACCATAAGTAACACCATCCTTGAGAATGTATGGCTTCTGATAGAACGCGACCTTGACCTTTGAGCCAGAGTATAGAGGTGTTGATTCGTCTGTAATTGGAGTTCCTTCAGTGTCAACAATAGGTGGCTTGGTCTCATCGTTGTATGAGAACTTGACCTTGTATTGTCCATCAGATACCTCCTCCCATGGTTCAGGCTTAAGAGTAGAACGCTTAGGGTTCTTTAGTTTTGATTCAGCCCACTTGATATTCTCTGCACGATCTACTTCAAGAGCTTCGATCATGGATTCATCAATAACAGT